AATTTTAATAGAGACCAAATGCTTGAAGTGACTTTGAAAAAACCTGATGATTTTCTAAAGGTTCGAGAAACACTTTCAAGAATTGGTGTGGCTTCTAGAAAAGAGAAAAAATTATATCAATCCTGCCATATTCTTCACAAACAAGGAAAGTATTACATAGTTCATTTTAAAGAACTATTTGCCCTTGATGGTAAAGAAACAAATATCAGCGATAATGATATTGGTAGAAGAAACAGAATTGCTAGTCTATTGAAAGATTGGGGTTTGATTGACATTATAGGTTCGGCAGAGCAAATGTCACCATTAAGTCAAATCAAAATCATAAGTTTCAAAGAAAAGTCTGATTGGACTTTAGAAACAAAATATAATATTGGGAAGACTAAAGATGAGAACAGTATATGATGAATGGACACCACTTAAAAAAGTATTAATTGGCAAATCATTTAATATTGATAATATCGATGATAATTTAAAAAATAAAATATTATTTTCATATAACACTGGTATAACAAATCGTAAGAAAAAATATGAAGATTCTGACAATAGAAATAATTTTGAAGATGACATTTTCAACTATGCAACAAATGATACTTTAAAAAAAGTTCATGATGAGACAAATGAAGACTTAGATGTACTATCAGATATTTGTAAACAATATGGTGCAGAGGTTGTAAGACCTGATTTAATTTATTCCATATCAACATTATTAGAACATCCCATGCAATGTAGAGATGTTATAGGAAAAATAGGTAACGTTATATTTGAAGTAAATACTGCATCAAGTTCAAGACAATTCGAAAATTACAATCATAGAAAAGTTATGTTAGATGAATTTGAAAATGGTGCAAGATATATTTCTATGCCACCTGCAATATATGAATATGAACCCTCAGAGACATTTAATGATGATATTGATGAACGAAATAGAAAACAAAATAAAAGAATAGAATCTTATGACAATCAAAAACAAATAATTGGAGATACTGCCGCATTTTACAAATGCGGTAAACATATATTTCATACACATGCAAATCCACAAACGAGAGTAAAAAATGGCGATCACTCTAAAATTTGTATTACTAAAAATGGATTAGAGTGGTGGAAAAAAGAATTTCCTTTACATGAATTTATAAATTTAGATTATTATGGTCATGTTGACGGAAAGATATCAATTTTAAGACCAGGTTTAGTATTAACATGGAATGAAAAATATGTTCCTCAGATTATGAAAGATCATAATTGGGATATTATAATTGTAGAAAACACACCTGCCTATTCAGGTAAAACTATTAAACAGTTATGTGAAGAGAGTGGTGTTAACAAGTATCCTTTTGAACACTTATTGGGTATTTCACAAGAAACAAGATTTGATGCAAACTGTTTATCATTAGATGAAAACACAGTTATTACATCTGGCTATGATAAAGACATAGCAAATAAATTAAAAAAATATAATATTGAGATGATACCTTGGATAAACCGATGGAATTTTCTTTGGTCTGGTGGTGCCCATTGTTGTTCAGTTGATTTAGAAAGAGCTGGAAATTTAGTTGACTATTTCTCATAAACCTGTTACACTAGCATAAATGAGGTTTTATACAAATATATCCCAATGGGGAAACAATTTACTTTTACGTGAAGTTGTGGATGGTAAGAGAATTAATCGAAAGGTTAAATACTCGCCTACGTTATACTGTCCTGTTATGCGTGAAACACACTTTAAAACACTTGAAGGTAAATATGTTACACCTATCAAGCATCAAACTATGAGAGATGCTAAAGAGTGGGTAGAACAGTATAAAGAACAACCTCACTTACTCTATGGCAATACGCAATATCAATATTCATTTTTAAATGAAACATATCCTAATATAGAATGGTCGTTTGATGATATATTGATTGCAACAATTGATATCGAAGTTGCATGTGAGAATGGATTTCCAAACCCACAAGATGCAATCGAACCACTACTTTCAATTACTGTAAAAAATCATTCTAACAAACAGATTTTTGTTTGGGGTGTCGGTGAATATAAAACTCATCGTAATGATGTTGCGTATGTCAAGTGTGCTAATGAACAAGATTTAATTTTTGAGTTTTTAAAATTCTGGCAACTCAATCAACCAGATGTAATCACAGGTTGGAATACTGAGTTCTTTGATATTCCTTATCTTTGTAATCGTATTAAAAAACTTTGTGGTGAAGATGATTTAAAAAAACTATCACCTTGGAAATCTGTTTCATCAAGAACAATTTATCAAATGGGTCGAAGTCATCAAGTGTATGATATACAAGGAATTGCCGCTTTGGATTATTATGACTTGTATAGAAAGTTTACTTACACTAATCAAGAATCTTATCGTCTTGATCATATCGCATATGTTGAATTGGGTGAAAGAAAAGACGGCAATCCATATGAAACTTTTCGTGATTGGTACACTAATGATTTTCAATCATTCATTGATTATAATATAACAGACGTTGAAATTGTTGATCGTCTTGAAGATAAAATGAAATTGATTGAACTTTGTTTAACTATGGCATATGAAGCAAAAGTTAATTACACTGATGTTCTTGGTTCAGTAAAATATTGGGATATTCTTATTCACAATTATTTACTTGATAAAGGTATTGTGATTCCACAGAAAAAAGAGAATGAAAAGTCAGACAAGTATGAAGGTGCATATGTAAAAGATCCACAGGTCGGTATGCATAAATGGGTTTTATCATTTGATTTGAACTCTCTTTATCCTCACTTAATTATGCAATATAACATTTCACCCGAAACAATGAAAAGTGAAAAAACTGTACCCGGTATGAATGTTGATAAACTTTTACGAAAAGAAATTGATACTTCAGTTCTGAAAGATGTTACAATGACACCTAATGGTGCATTATTTAAAACAAACAAAAAGGGATTTTTGCCTGAGATGATGCAACAAATGTATGATGATCGAGTGAAGTACAAGAAGTATATGTTAGAAGCAAAACAAAATCTTGTAAATACGAAAGATGCTAAATATGAAAAACAAGTATCCAAGTTTAACAATATTCAAATGGCAAAAAAGATTGCTCTTAACTCAGCATATGGTGCGATTGGAAATAATTGGTTTCGTTATTATTCAAACACAATGGCAGAAGCAATTACAACATCAGGTCAATTGTCTATTCGCTGGATTGAACAAAAAATTAATGAATACATGAATAAGTTACTTAAAACAAAAGATGTTGATTATGTTTTGGCTTCTGATACAGATTCAGTGTATATTACTTTTGATAAACTGATTGAAAAACTAAAACCTAAAAATCCGATTGACTTTCTTGATACAATTGCAAAGGAAAAGATTGAACCTTATATTGATCAGGCATATCAAGAACTCGCTGATTATCTCAATGCGTATGAACAAAAGATGCAAATGAAAAGAGAAGTAATTGCAGACAAAGGTATTTGGACTGCTAAGAAAAGATATATTCTTAATGCATATGATATTGAAGGTGTGCGTTACGATGAACCTACTTTGAAAATCATGGGAATCGAGGCAGTTAAATCATCAACACCTGCGGCATGTCGTGAAAAAATTAAACATGCATTGAAAATTATGATGTCGGGTGATGAGAAAGAATTAAATACTTTTATCAAAAAGTTTCGTGAAGAATTTCTCACACTTCCACCAGAAGACATCGCATATCCAAGAAGTGTTAATGGCTTAAAGAAATGGTCTGAAACGCATACACTTTTCAAAAAGGGAGCACCCATACATGTGAAGGGTGGAATACTTTACAATCATCTTATTAAACAGAATAACCTTTCAAGTTATTATCCATTGATTCAAGAGGGTGATAAGATAAAGTTTTTATATTTAAAACTTCCTAACATTTATCAATCATCATCTATATCATTTATTACAACACTTCCAAAACAACTTGATTTTAAAGTTGATTATGAGTTACAATTTGAAAAGTCATTCATTGAACCACTTAACTTTATCATTGAAAAGATTGGATGGTTTGTTGATAGAACTTATGGAACACAAGGAACACTAGAGGACTTTTTTGCATGATACACAAATTATTAGAAAAGATCATCAATGAGGAAAGACAAA